AGATGGGGACTATGACACCAAAAGCTTTGGCTTCAAGGAAGAAATCAAGCAAGCAGATGAATCAGACAACGTAAAGTTAACTGAATACTGGGGCAAAGTACCTAAACGGTTCTTACGGAGCAAGGTCGATAAAGATGACTTTGAATACTCCAAGAAAGAAGAGCTTGTTGAAGCTGTAGTTACCATTGTTAATGATACTTATATACTTCGGGCAGAAGAAAATGCCTTTATGATGGTTGATAGACCATTCATTAGTTATCAACATGACCTTGTACCTTCTAAGTTCTGGGGTCGGGGTGTTTGTGAGAAAGGTTTCAACTCCCAGAAGGCATTAGATGCTGAGATGAGAGCTAGAATAGACTCGTTGGCACTGACTACGACACCTATGATGGCTGCTGATGCAACCAGACTACCTAGAGGTATCAAGTTTGAGGTACGAGCTGGACGAACTATCCTGACTAATGGTTCTCCTAGAGATTCAATCATGCCATTAGACATGGGACGCACTGATCCTAATACGTTTAACCAAATTGGCTTGCTTCAGAACATGATTCAGATGGGTACTGGGTCTACTGATGTTACTGCTGGAGCTGATCGTACTGCTTCGGGTATGTCCATGACCCAATCTGCCAGTATTAAGAGACAGAAACGTACCTTAATGAACTTTCAGAACACCTTCTTGATCCCTTTGATTAATAAAGCAATGTGGAGAAAGATACAGTTCGATGTTGAGAGATACCCTGTGAATGATTACAAGTTCATACCTTACTCAACCATGGGAATCATGGCTAAAGAGATTGAGATGACTCAGATGGTACAGATGTTACAATCTATACCTAAAGACTCTCCTGCATTTAATGTCATTCTCTTGGCATTGTTCCAGAACTCCTCTATACATAACCGAGATCAGATCGTCAAAGCATTGATGGAAGGATCTCAACCCAATCCTGAAGCACAACAGATGCAACAAGTTCATATGCAATTACAGATGCAACAAGCTGAAGCTAATATACAGAAAACATTGGCTGAAGCTCAAGAAGAACAAGCTAAAGCTGTTAAATGGCAAGCTGATGCACAAACTCAGATACCTGATGAGTTCTCAATGGAAGAACGTATGCTGAAATTCCAGAAAGAGATGACTCAGTTACAGAAAACCATTGCAGATACTCGCTACAAAGTAAGTGAGACAGCTAGAAATGAGCCAGAGGTAGAGCATTTACACTCCGAGACTGCATTAAACAATGCAAATGCCAGAGCTAAGGATGTTGAAACTAATCTTTCTATTTATAATAATATATAAACATGAAAACTGATGAACAATTCTTCAAAGATCGACTAGATATGTGCGAAAGCGATGGCTGGAAAGATCTTATGGAAGAACTGCAAGATGCTTATGAAGAAGCTCTAGACGTAGATCGGATTCAAAGCATAGAAAACCTTTGGTTCGCCAAAGGACAGTTAGCAGCACTACGCGTGGTATTAACCATGGAAGATGTTGCTAAATTCACCATGGAACAATCTTCATCACAACATTAATGTGATTATGAAGACTCCATTTATAAACAATCCATAATCCCATCAGGGACGGAGAACTAAAATGAGTATAGTCGTAGACAACGCAAGCCCAGAACAACCAATGGAAGCACCAGTAACAGAGGTGGAAGCACCAACTCAGCCAATACAGGAGGAATCTTCTGTACCTGAGAAGTATGCTGGTAAATCTATAGATGATGTAATCTCAATGCACCAAAACGCAGAGAAAGCATTAGGTAAACGAGGGCAAGAACTAGGTGAGCATAGAAAACTGATTGAATCTTTATTAAGCAATCGGGAATCTACCACACCTAGTGTTGATGAGACTGTAACGCCACCCATAACGCAAGAAGAACCTGTTGATTTCTATGATGATCCAGCTTTAGCTGTTAAATCGGCTATAGATAATCACCCAGACATTCTTCAAGCTAAAGTTGACAGAGAAACCGCAGCCAAGGAAGTGGCGTTTACTAAGATGGAATCCCAATACCCTGATTATAAAGACATCGTTAACGATACAAACTTTATTGAATGGGTGGAATCAAGTGAGATACGCAAGGAACTGTTCCAAAGAGCTGATGGTTATGATTATAACTCTGCTAATGAACTGTTTGGTACTTGGAAGCAATTAAGTTTGCTAGATAATACCAGACAGGTTAAAGAAGCAGAGAAGACTAAGCGTACCAAGGCTCTTCGACAAACCAGTACCGAGGGTAGATCATCTGGGGACTCTGTAGGTGGTAAAAAGATGTATCGGAGATCTGATTTAATCAATCTACAAATCACAGATCCGAATCGTTATGCAAGTTTGGCTGATGAAATACAGCAAGCTTATGCAGAAGGTCGGGTTAAATAACATTAATGGAGAAGTAAAATGGCTTTAGGTACTAATCATAGTACGATAACAACTTCAGCTAATTTCATCCCTGAACTATGGTCAGATGAAGTTATTGGAGCGTACAAATCAAACTTAGTAGTAGCTAACTTAGTTACTAAAATGTCTCACAAAGGTAAGAAAGGCGATAGCATTAATATCCCTAAGCCTAATCGTGGGGCTGCATCTGTAAAAGCAGCAGGATCACAAGTCACATTGATTGCTGACACTGCTGGTACACTACAGATCAACATTAACAAGCATTACGAATATTCAAAACTGATTGAAGACATTGCTGAAGTTCAAGCTCTTGCTTCAATGCGTAAGTTCTACACTGATGACGCTGGTCATGCACTAGCTACTCAGGTAGATGATGATCTATTCGCATTGTTTGAAGGTCTACAAGGAGGTACTGTAGGTGGTACTGGTGCAGCAGCTTGGGAAAAAGCTGTAATTGCTGGTGATGGTTCAACTCTATACACTGGAGCTAGTTCTAACGCTACTGACATTACTGATGCTGGTATCAGAGCTATGCTTCTGACATTAGATGATGCTGATGTACCTATGGACTCACGTTCATTGGTTCTACCTCCTATCGCTTCTAACGATCTTCTTGGTATTAATCGCTTTACAGAACAACAATTCATTGGTTCTGGTGATGCAATTAAGACTGGTAAGATTGGTCAGATCTACGGTGTTGATGTATTCGTATCATCTAACTGTCCTGCTATTTCTACTACTGGTCGTGTTGGAGCAATGTTCCATAAAGACGCTGTGGTATTTGCAGAGCAAGTGGGTGTTCGTACACAAACGCAATACAAACAAGAATACTTAGGTGACTTGTTTACTGCTGATACCATTTATGGTGTTGGTGAGTTGCGTAACGATGGCGGTGTTGCTTTTGTTGTACCAAGCAGCTAGATAAAGTCTGCACACTAGGGTTCACTCTAGTGTGCTTTCTTTATACAGAAGCTTATGAAGCTGTAGTCTTATTACCTAGGAGAGTTTAGTGCTGTTTACCTACAAGTGTGAAGAAGATCATGAAACTGAACGTCTAAGAACTTATGATAATCGTAAGTTTTCTACCACTTGTAAGACTTGTTTTAGAGATGCTTATCATGTTCAAGAGTTCTCTACCAAATCTCAATCCTTTGGGTTTGCAGATCGTAGATGGGACATGAGAGAGAAGAAGAGAATGGGAGTTAATCATGTTTGATTTAATGGAAGATACTACTGAGGATGAAGGAACTGATGTTCATCATTCTTTAGAGTTAGATAGAATAAAAGAGAAACTGAAGGGTATCTGGAATCTTGCTCTTCAAGCACATTGTTCATCCATGGATATTCCTGATGAAGAGAAGACACAATATCTAGAAGATAACCAACTACAGTTTGCTGGAGAGACAGAAGAGCAACCTAATGAGATGGACTCTATCTTGGAGATGTTAGAGAATCTAATGAATCCTGATTCTGAACTTGATCCTGTAGATGGTAATGGTTCTGCTCCTAGCTACTCAGGGTCATCACTAGAGTCACATCAAGAGTCATCTAAAGCTCCTAAAGGTTCTTACGATTCTAATCATTCTTCAACAACTACCCCTTCTGATTCACAAACTAAACCTAGATCGGGGGCTTATGATAAGCCTAGGTCGAATAAGATCTCCAGCAGGAAAGATTCTACTGTAGTCACTGTAGTTACTCCATTGTTCACCAAAGTTAAAGATGACTTGTTAGATTTAAAGAGTCGGCAAGCTATTGGTAAACGTAGGCAGTTATTCAGATGAGTAGACTACATTGGAGAAAAGCTAAGACGTTGGCTATGTTGGCTAATAAGAGACAGTGGGAGAGAGAGTTTGATCCTACTCAATCAGCTGAAGAAGAGATAGAGCTAGAGCAAGGAAATCTATTTCTTATAACAGAGACATCTACTGGTGCTGTCCCTAACTATATTATAACGGAGTAAAACAATGGCAACTACTAAGGTTTCCGCACTTACTGCTAAGACCGTACCATCAGGGGCAGAAGAGTTATTGATTAATGATGGTGGTGTTTCTAAGAAGATAACCATTGCTAATCTCCCTGATACAGACACTAATACAACATATACTGGAGGT